AAATATCCGAAGAAGAATTGGCACTAAAAAATGGCACGCATGAACTTTTTGCACCGGTAGGCGGTAAAGAAAAATGATTACTAATTTTAGAATGATCGTCTGCCGGGAGTGCGGTGAGCAAATTTTCTTTATTCGTACTCAAAGCGGTGCAAAAATGCCGGTCAATAAAGACCAGGTTGGATATACTCTTGGCGGAAAAGAACGTATTGTAACGCCTAATGGTGAGATTCTTGCGGTTACAATTACAGATCATCCTGAATCAGGACTTGGCTATGTACCGCATTGGAGTACCTGCAGTGGAGCAAACAGAGCCCAAAAAGTATCACCGGTAGCGAAGTCTAAAAAGAAAAATGTTCCGGAAGAAAGCTTATTTTGACCGAGGAGAGATAATGATGGCTGAATTAACGATAATGATACCAGGCGAGCCTTGTGCGCAAGGCCGCCCACGATTTAGCACAGCTGGCGGGTTTGTAAAAGCGTATGATCCAGTCAAAAGCAGAAATTATAAAGCATTCGTCAGGATGATAGCGCAAAAAGAGATTGATAAACAAGGCTGGAAATACACAGAATTGCCGTTGACGGTCACCATTACGGCTTATGCAAGTATTCCGTCAAGTAAGTCAAAAAAATTTAAGCAGGCGGCTATTGAGGGGATTGAACGCCCAGCAAAGAAACCTGATCCTGATAATATTTTCAAATGCCTAACTGATGCTCTTAGCGGCGTCGCTTACAAGGATGATAAACAGATTGTAGATGCTAGAATTCACAAATGGTATGCTGAAGTTCCGAGAGTAGAGGTAAGGATCAAAATCATTTAAAAACGGTGAAGCCAGCACATGGAAAACGGAGGACGGTAGTCGTGCGAAAAGAAACAAGAAAATATTTATGTGCGGAACTGCGCGACTACCAGCAATCCGTTAATGAGCTGCTGCGGCTCCGGGATAGAATGGAAATGCTGCAGTATCCGGCTTATCGAGCTGACTGCGGCAGTAAAAAAGCAGCTTACATTGAAACCAGGATTGCTATGCTGCAGGAAATTGTCGGAGCAATTGATTCACTTCGGAGAGAGATTTCGGAAGAGGACGAGAAGTTGCTGCAGTTAAAGTTTTGGGCACCACGGCCGCGTATGACTGATAACCAGATTGCAAAAGAAATGGGACTCAGTCGTTCTCAGTTTTACCGGCGGCTGAATTGTATATGTTTGGAGCTGGGGCATAAGCTTGGTACCGATTTATGATTGTTTAATTAACAGGTTATTAAATCTTGATTGATTTAATAGCCTGTTTTTTTATTACTATGGTTTTGAGGTGATAAAAATGTCGGACATAAAAATTATGTGTTCTTATGGCAAGCTCGTGGATCCGTATGAACTTATTGAAAATCCCAAGAATCCGAATCGGCATCCAGAGAAACAAATTGAGATATTGGCCAAGTTGATAAAATCACAAGGATTCAGACGGCCTATTGTGGTCAGCAATAGATCGGGATTCGTTACAGTCGGCCATGGTCGGCTGCTGGCAGCGAAATATTTGGAAATGGAAACTGTGCCGGTAGATTACCAGGACTATGAAAGCGAAGCCAAGGAATGGGCTGATATGGTTGCTGATAATAAAGTGGCCGAGTTTGCGGAATTCGATAACAGTGTTTTATCGGATATGCTTCAGGACTTGGATGATTTTGACGAAGAACTTTTCGGCATGGCGCAGGATGACATTGATAAAATTATGGGTCGTGTCGAACGGGCAGTACAGCAAAATAATACGCAGGAAATCAACATTGGTAAATTTGATGATGAGAAATTTGAACATACTTGCCCCAGGTGCGGGTTTAAATTTTGATCATGGCAGAGTTTTCTTATAAATGGGATCTGGCAAACATAGTCCAGGATAAAAAACATATCAAAGTTTTTAGCTGTTTTTCCTGCGGTGGCGGTTCTACTATGGGATATAAAAGAGCTGGTTTTGATGTCATTGGAAATGTTGAGATTGATCCTAAAATCAATGCAATGTATGTGAAAAATCACCAACCAAAGTTTAATTACTGTATGGACCTGCGCAATTTCAATAAACTGAAGGAGCTTCCTGAAGAACTTTTTTCTTTAGACATTTTGGATGGTTCTCCGCCGTGTAGCACGTTTTCTATGGCTGGGTTGCGAGAACGGGCATGGAATAAGGAAAAAGTATTTAGGGAAGGCCAGAAGCGTCAGAGATTGGATGACTTGTTTTTTGTATTTTTAGAAACTGTGGCAAAGCTGAAGCCTAAAATTGTTATTGCTGAAAATGTCATGGGTATAGTCAAGGGCAATGCGAAAGGTTATGTCAATGAAATAATTGCCGAATTTCACAAAATAGGATATCGTGTGCAGCTGTTTCAATTAGATGCTGCGTTTATGGATGTTCCGAGCAAACGGGAACGTGTATTTTTTATCGCGACAAATCAGGATCATAAACCGCTTGTATTGAATTTTAACAGACCGAAGGTATACTTTGCTAAAGTACGAAGTAAAAACGGCGTAGAGGTCAATCCTGCCAGCAGAACAGGGATGTTATTAAAGCATCGACAGCCGTCTGATCATAGTTTAGGTGATATAAACAAAAGACTTATCGGCCGGAATACCAGTTTTAACGATACAATAGTTCAGGATGACAGAGTTTGTAGTACGATATCATCGTCAGGAATGTTGTTCCGGATGTGTGACGGCAAGCGGTTTAGCAGTAGTGATTTTATAAATTGCCAAACGTTCCCACAGGATTATGATTTTGATGGTATGAACGTGCAGTATGTTTGCGGAATGAGTGTACCACCGAATATGATGGCGCATATTGCAACAGAAATTTATGAGCAATGGCTGAATGTTTTAACAATTCTGTTATAATATATATAACTATATATATTAGGTGGTTTGACATGGATTATAATGGTGTTGCTAAGGTACAACATTATGTACCACAATTTTTACTGAGAAATTTTGGTGTTGGTAAAAAGCGTAAATTTTATGTGTATGATAAAGCAAATAACAAAATATTTTCTACAACTTCAAAGAATATTGCCTGTGAAAGCAGATTTTATGATTTTGAAGTTAAAGTTGATAACTCTTCTATATCAGGTACAATAGAACATAAATTATCTGACATTGAATGTAATGCACAATCAGCACTGAAAAAAATTATTGATTCTGATAATCTGAGTGTTATGACAGATGAGGACAAAAGAAATATATCGATGTTTTTAGCAGCTCAAGTTGTGAGAACAAAAAATTCAAGGATAAATTGGGAAAATTTACCTGTTTTATTTAGAGATGAAATTGAGCGTAGATTTCCTAGTTGTAATTTTGGTGATGAGTTAAAGGAGTATATCGAAGACATTGATACAAAAAGAAAAAATTTTGATTTTGACATGTTTGTGGCTAAAGCCACAGAAGAGTTTGCTGGTTTATTTTACGAAAAAGTATGGATTTGGGGTATAAATGATTCGAAAAAGCCTTTTTTTATAAGCGATGATCCAGTAGTTGTCTATAATCATTATCAGAAAGTCACTCCCTTTTTTAATCCTCATGGATTTGGGGTGCTGGGAGCGGACACATATTTGCCAATTACTTCTAATAGAATTTTATGGCTTGCGTGTCCTGTTAAAAGTAAAGAAATGCAAAATGTATATGAAAGTAACGAAACATTGATAAAAGTAAATAGGATTTTCTCTGGGAATATCAATAATTTTAAATCTATAGAAAATCTTTATATTGCTATTACTAAAATGCAGCCAATTGATTTCGAGGAAGATAATATTAAATTTGTAAATAGTCTGCAAGTTATGGGTGCGGAACGATATATAATATCTAGGAGTGATGACTTCACTTTTGCTGAAAAAATATTAAAAGAGCATCCAGAATATAAACAAGGAAAAAGAATAATAATAAATTAATATATTTTGAGATGCAAGTATAAAATAACAGGAATTACTATCTTTATTTTTAAGATAGTAATTCCTGTTATTTTATTTGGTGACGTTTTTGTCCCGCAAAGATGCGACACTTATGCGACTTTTTGGGGGTTGATGTACTTGTATCGGCCTTGTTAATGGTTCAAAATTATATATAGAAGGATGAAAAACCGCTCTACAAGCGGGAATAGACTGTCCTTTTATAAAAAACAAAAATTCTGCAAAAATCGAATTTTCTCGATTTGAAGAAAATTTAGGTGATGCGATGTCGAAACCACAGGATCCGAAAATTGAAGAGGTTATGGAGTCGCTCAAAAAGAACGCGACAGGTTATGAAGTTACTGAAACAGTAATTGAAAAAGGTCCTGTTGGAGCGCCGAAAGCAAAGCAGCGAAAGAAGCATGTTCGTGGTGATCCGAAGGCTGCTAAAGCATTCTTGGAGCTGCAGGCGAAATTTGATAAAAGTGACGATGAAGCTCCGCAGGTAAACTGGCTGGAAATAACTCCAGATGAGCGCCTACTGTTAAAATCCTCAAAGGTCTGTGAAATTATGCAGATATCGGATAAGACGCTTAGTGCTTGGGAGAAGAAGGGCGCACCGAAGGAAAAGCGTGGTTGGTGGGATATTGCAGCGCTGGTAAATTGGCGCGGGCGAGCTGTTGGGATTCAGGGTGGTCCAGGAGCTGAAGCTGATAAACTGGCTGCAGATACTCGGCTGAAACAGGCCAGAGCAGCTATAGCAGAGCAGGAACTGAGGATAAAAAGCGGGAAGCTGATCTCTGTTGTGTTGGTTGAAGAGCGTCTAACGGAAGCGTTTGGTAGTATCAGAACCAGCATGATGGCGATCGCTGATCATGTTATGACTGAAATTTACAGTCAATATCCGGAACTGGCGCCACAGGTTAGGGGGTTGATTGATACCTATGTTAGAGAGGGGCTCAAAGAAGTTGCTGATAGCGGAAGATTCTGCGCTCCGGCATCAAGACGACCTGCTAAAAAAACAGGTGGACGCCCTAGAAGAGGTTCTTAAAAGGGTATTTCAAAAAATAAAGCCCGATGAGCCGATGACAGTGAGTCAGTGGGCGGCTAAAAATCGCTATATGAGCAGCGAAGAAACCAGCCGGCCAGGGCCGTGGCGAAATGAGATCGTTCCATATTTGGTAGATATCATGGATGCTTTTAACCGCGAAGGTGTCGAAAAAATTATCTTTCTGAAACCGACTCAGGTCGGCGGTACCGAGTGCGGCATTAATATTGTCGGGTCGATAATCGATCAGAGACCGGGACGTATTATTTATGTTCTGCCAGACGATGAAACACTGAAAGAGTTTTCGGCTGATCGGTTGCAGAAGGTTCTTGAAAGTAATCGGTGTTTCGACGGCAAATATCAGCGCGGCGACAGTAAAGATACAATGCTGCGATTTGCCGGCGGCTTTTGTAAATTTGGCAGTGCCAGGTCGCCAATGGATTTGGCTTCGTGGTCATCGCC